TTGAGGACATTTAGAATATAAAATATAATAATGTCCTTGAGTAATTGTCATATTTTTAACATGGTTATCTAAAGCTGATGAAGATTTATAATTATTTTCAATGGAAGCTATTTTTCTATTTAAATAAACATTAAGTATTTCTGTTTTATTATTATTTAATTTTGCTACATAATCAATATTTTGTATTTTTGTTTTTTTTGTAGGTTCAATTTGATGAATAATATTTTTATCTAAATCTCTTTCAACAAAACACCATCTATATCCTTGATAAATGGTATTATTTTCTATGGCTTTATTTATACTTGGTCTTTTTATTTTATAATTATATTCTTTTAAACACTCAGACACCGTTTCGTACACTTTAACAATTGTCATTGTTTCTGGATTTATTTTCTGTAATCTTGGACCAATAGTAGGTAATTGAAAATTAAAATTTGTAGTTGTTTTTGTTTGTAAAGCATTTAATTTATCATTCATTTCTTTTTGAAAAGATTCTATTTTATTAATTTTTTGAGTTAAATTATTAACACTATTAATTAAATCAATTAATAATAAATTATTATTGTTATTGCTTTTCATTTCTAATAATAATTTTAATTTTTCAATTTCAAGTTCTAATTTATCTGTATTATTGCTATTAAAATATTTTAAATTATTATTAATAATCTCAATTAATATATTATATGATAAATTCTTTCCAATATAGAATAATTCTAATTCTTTTTCATGTCCCACTAAATCATTTACACGATTTATTCTAATAAGTTCATGTTCTTTAATAAATGTTTCAAAATCTTTACTTTGTTCAACTTTAAAACAATCTAATAATAAACATTCTTCATATTTACTTTTATGTTCCTTATATCTATTCATAATACCTTTACGACTTTCACCTATTTTTACAATATAATGACCATTATCAAATGTTTTTACTTTAATTATATAGAAAATAGACCCTATGGTTGCATATTCATCTAATAATACTTTTTCTTTTTCTAATATTTTTTGATTTTTTAATTTTATTTCATATTCTTGTTTTTTTAATAATTCAATTTGTTGAAAATTATTTTGTTGTTGAATTAATTGTTGTTTTAATTCATTACTTTCTTCTTTTATTATATCTTGTAAAATTTGTTCTAATTTAATAAAATAATCATGAATTTCATCTGCTTTTTTAGTTCCTGCTTTCAAACAAAACTTTTTAAATGTATCAATATTTAACATAATAATTTCTTTATTATGACCGCCTCTAGTGCTCTTTTTTGCTCCCGAAGGTTCGGGAGCAAAGATTTTATAATCGTAATTAATTGTAAATTGTTTTTCTAATAAATATTTTGCATGATACTTCTGTTGAAATCCTAACCACTTCCATACATTGTCAAGATCAATAACAAAATCATTCTTATTATCATATTTTAAATAGCAATAAAAACTTGCTAAAAATATTTGTTGTTCATAATTATTAAAGGTTTTTTGTATCTTCTCAATTAATTTTGATTGATAAGATCCATTTAATTTAGTTATTGGGTTTTTTTCGATTAATTCTACTATATTTAAGTCTGTCATATTTATAAATTATTTTAATAATTTATATTTAAGTATTTTTGTTTTTTCTTTTAAAAAATAAAAAGTAATATGGTTAATACAATAATATTAAAAATATTAAATTTTTATTGATATAGTCAATAAATTTATATAAAAAAATATTTTATATAAATCGAGTATATGCTACCTTGACTAAATTTAGATAGTATATAATCTACAATAGATATTTATTAATCAAAAATAAAATCACCAATGTCATAATTATATTTTTCTTTTATTTTCTTTCTAAAATCTTCATATATAACATTTTTATCTTTATTTTTATTAAAAGATAATTTTAAGTTTTGTCTTTCACCATTTAATCTTTTATCAAAAATAAAATTAAAGTTGTTTTTATTTCTTTTACATTCATTTAATTGAACATAATCAGGATTTTTTTTAATTTTTTTAAATTCTTTATTATCTAAATCAATTAATATTTTTTTTGCTTCATTTAATTTCTCTAAAATAGAAACTTTCATTGATTTTGTAGTTGAAACACAACTTTTTTCTAAATTAGGGTGTTTTTCAATCCGAAAGAAATCCCTAAATGTTTCTTTATCAGTCTCTTTATGTAAAATTTCTTTACAATAATATACATATTTTGGTAATTCTACATTAGAAATCATATGTGGTAATTCTTGAGCACTACTTTTTCTTGCCATTTTTCCTCTGTTTATATTTTGAATACTTTGTTCTACAATTCTTAAATTTTCAAGACGATTATCTAATTTATTTTGATTAATATGGTCAATTGATTTTTGTCCTTTTCCATTACCATGATAATTCAATAAATATTGATGTAAATATAATTTTTTTCCTTCAATAAAACCTACAACATAACCATTTTTAGCCAAAGACCATGATGTATTATATTTTTTAACAGCATTAATATTTTCATAAGAGATTAATGTATAATTAGTATTGGATAATTCCAAAATATAATATTTTTCTTCTTTTTCTTTATCAAATACTAATGCGTATGGGTTTATATTATCTTTACCTGATTTACATCCTTTTGTTGCTTCATGACCATTATAATAATTTAAAATATCACAATCTAAATGACTATTTTCAATAAATTCTTTAATTTTTTCCATTTTTATATTTTTTTTTGAAAAAAATAAATCATTTTTATATATTTTTTAAAAATTTATTTTTAAATTTAAAATAAATTATAGTGTCATAATTAAGTGTATCCTAATTATGGTACAAAAGAAATAATCTATAAAAATATTTTAACAAATAAATATGATAAATATAATGTATAAATTTAATTGCTGTATGCCAAACCACCCATGCCACTCATAATACGAAGAACGTTATAATTTGTGGCATAAACTCTGATTTTAGAGCCAAGAGCGGCTTTAGGGGTGAGTTGAAGTTGAAGAGTAGCGTTATCAATTCTGGACATGTTACATGTGCCTGAGGGCTGATGCTCTTCGGGTTTTAAGGCAAAGGAGTATACATTGATACCAGTAGGGGGGATGTTGGTGTGATGTTGGTAAGGTTGTACAAGATTGAAGTAAGAACCAAGTCTTTCTTGGAAACGATCATGTCCGTTAAGTTGAAGTTTGGCACGGACAGTAGGGTTTCTACCAGCGTTGATAGGACCGAAACCAGCATGATCAGAGTAATCACCAGCAGTTGTAAGGGCACCGAAGTCAGTAGGGGCCAAGTTATTGGCGTTAGGACCAGGACCAGCAGGAAGATTGACGGGTCTGATTTGGGAAGTGGTTACACCATTATCGACAATACCGGTGGCACCAGTGTTGAGGCCAGCTTGTTGTAAGTATTGAAGATATTCAGAGTCAAGGGCATTGACACCAACGAAGGGGAATACATTGGTGGTATCTTCGACATTGGAGAATACAAGTTGAGAAGCATCAGGAAGACCTTGGCTGTTAAGAGCATAGTATCCAGAGTCGGCATCAAAGTCATCAGTGTAGTTATTCCATTGGTTATAACCAAGTTTAACAACATCATCTCTTTGTGTGACCCAGATAAGTTCCTTGACAGGGTGGTTAAGGTTAAGTTTTACCTTGACGTTTGTATTTACTGTTGATTCGTCGCCGGTAAATTGAAGCTGTTCAATCAAATACTCATGTGAAGTTTGAGCAAATCTACGTCTTTCATCGGTATCAAGGTAGATGTAATCAATGAAGAGGGAAGCGTATTCAAGAGAGGGTACGCAGAAAGCATCTAAGCTGCCATTAACGGAGACTCCACAGCTGTTGAGGGATCCGCCAGTGGATACATAGCATTCAGCTTTAGGTCTGAATTCAAGTTCGATTTTGACTTCGTGGTATTGAAGAGCAATAAGGGGAAGAGAAAGACCAGGGTTGCGGCAGAACCAGAATTGGAAGGGTACATAAAGAGTAGTGGCTTCAGTTCTTTGAAGACCAGTTCCTGTAAGAGCAACGGTATTACCAACCATATTGTCATAACCAGCTTTAAGACCAGGAGGAATGGTAAGTTCATTCCAGATGGTAAGCCAATCACCGTATTGTTTGTCAATTCTTTGACCACCAATTTGTACTTCGACGGATTTGATAAGGAAGTGGCCAATGAAATTGACCCATCTGAAGAAGGCAGAAGATACAGTGGCTTCAACTCTGGGAAGAGTGACTTGTAAGTAGATTCTGTGAATAAGATCACCGTTTCTGCTTACAGTGCATGTAACTTTCTTACCGAAATCAGCAGTTCCATTGAAAGTTTGTTCAATTGCTTCCATGGAGAAGTTGGTGTGTCTTCTGTAAACTACTTTGAAGAATGTAATTTGAGGATTTCCTGTAAGATAAACATCTTGAGCGCCATAGGCTACGAGTTGCATAAGACCGCCAGTCATTTTTTATATTCTATACTGAGAAAAAAATTTTGCAAAAATACGAAAAAATTCCTTAATTAATTTTTTATTTTTTATTTTTTATACCTATATTTTTATCATGTAAATTATTTTTTTAGATATTTTAACATACATGTCTTGTTAAAATATTATTTTTTAAAAGATATGAAATATATAGTTTTTTATTATTTATTTTTTATTAAATTTATTTATTACCTTTTTTTTAATAAGATTAATTTTTTCTTATATTTTTTTTAAATTTTCTATATTTAAATTATTTTTTATAAATTCTTCTATATCTATTTCTTTTTTTATAAGTTTATCTTTATTTTTAATAAACTCATAACTATTGTTTGATAGTTTCTTGATAGACCAACCATCATTTAATGCATTACATAAAAATACCATCTTTTGTATTAAATTATAATTTACATTTGATGAAGTCTGAAATGATGAAATATTTTTACTTGTTTCTTCCATTTTCTTAAAATTATCTAATAATTTTTATTTTTAATTTAACCTTATTTTTCTTAAATACTTAAAGTTTATTTTTTTAATAAATATAAAATGGTTTCAAAGACAAAAAAAGCTTTGAAAAAAGAAAATTCGTATAACAATGAAAATATAACCATTGACGCAAAACACGATGAAATGATTGAAAAATTTAAAAATGATAAAAAATCAGTTCCTACTTTAAAAAAACAACTTCATGCATTGATTGATGATTATAAAAAATCTAAAAACAATGATTTGAAAAATACAAGTGAATATATTATTGAAAGAAATCAAAAAAAAGATGCTATTAATGAATTAAAAAATAAAATTCAGTCTATTATGAAAAATGAAGATTTAAATAATTATTATTTAAATGTAGGGTCATTACTTCATAATTATTATGAAAATATTGAAAACTATAAAAATGAAGAAGAAGAAAGAAATTTAGAAATTGAAAATTTAGAAGAAGATATTTTTGGTTTAACATCTTCAAAAAAAAAAACAAAAACACAAAATTCAGTCATTGATTTCTTTAATAAAAGAGAAGAAGAAAAAGAAATAGATAATAGTGATAACAATGAAAATAATGAAGTATCTGAATATAATTATACATCAATGAAAATTAGTGATTTCGTAAAAGAAGAAGCAACTTTTAAAAAGAAAAATTTCTTAGATGATTACTTAAAACAAATTGATAATAACTATATATCAAAAATTAAAATTGATGGAAAAATATATCAATGTAAACAATGTTCTAATGAAATGACATTATACCCAAGTGATGGTATTCAAATATGTAATCAATGCGGTAATCAAGAATTTATTTTAATTGAAAGTGATAAACCTTCTTTTAAAGACCCTCCATTAGAAGTATGTTATTTTAGTTATAAGCGTATTAATCATTTTAATGAATGGTTAGCACAATTTCAAGCAAAAGAATCTACTGAAATTCCTGATGAAGTATATGAAAAAATTATTGCTGAAATTAAAAAAGAAAGAATCAAAGATTTAAGTAAATTAGATACCAAAAAAATAAGAGGGTATTTAAAAAAAATAAAACTTAATAAATTTTATGACCATGCTGCTCATATTCTTTATCAAATTAATGGTATTAGTCCTCCTTCTATGAGCAAAGAATTAGAAGAAAAACTTCGTTTAATGTTTAAAGAAATACAAGCTCCTTTTATGGAAGTATGTCCTAAAACACGTAAAAACTTCTTAAATTATTCTTATGTACTTCATAAATTTGTTGAACTCTTAAGTTTAGATGAATATAAAGTTTATTTCCCTTTATTAAAGGACAGAGAAAAACTTCATCAAACTGATATGATTTGGAAGAAAATTTGTGAAATATTAGGATGGGAATTTTTCAAATCTATTTAATTTTTTTACATATTCATTTTTATATAAATTATTATATTTGTTATTATTTGATTGAATTAAATATTATCAATATCATAAAAATATTGATAAGCATTTTTATTAAATTTAATGATGATTTTTTGATTAAATATTAGTAGGATAATAACTTAAGTAAGGATAAGGATAACTACTATAATATTGAAAAGGATATCGATATGGATTTCTATAGATTGGGTATTTATAAAAAGTCAATGGATCAGCACCACTATCCCCATAATTAAAAGGACTATAAAAATATGTTTGAAAAGTTTCCATAGAAGTATTCATATTAAGATAACATAATGATACTGCTATTAAAATAAATAAAATGATAAATAAAACATAATCGTTCATAATAGATAATAAGATATTTTTTTATTTATTAATATTTATTAATCTTTATTATCTTGTTAATTATTATAATGGATAATATTATTTTATTTTGTGGTTTATTTTTGCTTATGTTATTTTTACTTTATTTATTAATACTTAAAAAAAAAAGTAATCAAAAAGAATTAGTATCATGTTTTAATCGTCGTTTTGGTTGTTGTCCTGATAATATTACTTCTAAAAAAAATTTAGATGGTACTAATTGTCGTGGATTCTAATTTTCTTTTATTTTTGAATTTTATAAACACTCCATAATAAAATTGAACTAAAGACAATTGTTAATATTGTTATAAAAACATGTATCATTAATCGACTTTGTGCATTTGGATTCTCTTGGTCTGTTCCTTTTGTAAAGGCATATGAAAATAATCCTGGAATAACATAACGATTTGATGATAAATTATTAAATTTATTATTATTTCTATAGTTTTCTGAGAAAATATTATTATAACCAAATATATTCAACAATGATTTTACAATATCAATACCTACTAAATTCCATGAAGGACTATAATTAGCAAAATCATCTAATTGATTCTTTAAATCATCACTAAAGTTTTCTCCAAATGGCATTCCATATGATTTAGCACTATTGTATTGAACAAATAATATTCCCATACCAACATAACGTAAAAATCGGAATCCAAGTAATATTAGAGGGTATATATAAAAATATCGTGTTGCTAATACAAAATTAAGCACCCATAAAATAGGTACAATTAAAATAGCGGAAGCTCCAAAAAATCCACTTAATATATCTTTTAGTTTTCCACCTTCCGAATTTTTCATATTTTTAGACATTGCCATATAACCCACAAATATGAATCCAATAATAATTGCTGTAATACCAAATACCTTTTGAAGATGTTGTACTTGGTCTTGATTTGTTGTTATTTTTGATGTATCTTCTTGTTTATCTACAAATAATTTTAATGGTTGTTCTTCATTACCAATATTATTTTTATTTGCTGTAGCAAAAAAGGGTATAAATGCATAAAATAAATATAAGAAAATTGCTATCACAAATAATATTCCACCAATGATTATCATATATAATAAATTACCAACTGCCTCTCGTTTTACACTGAATAATACAAAAACAAACGCATATATTAATAATATAAATAATATTAAAACACTATAATCAATGCGTTTAAATCCAGAACCAATTTCTTCTTTTTTACCTTCTGGATCAGTTGTAATATTATATTTTTCAACACTTTCTAATGTATCACATATACTTCTTACAAATAATATACATAATATAATGACTGGTACTGATACACCCGCAAATAATGCTATATAATAATATATACTTTTTGATGCATTGTCTTCTATCACATTTAACATATTAGACGCAACATCAAATGATGAGAAAAATCCTTGTATTAAGAAATACATGCTTAAGAAAAACACTGCTACCATTACCCAATGTATATTTGAAAATCTATCAAAAATTTCTTTAACATTCATAGTATCATCTACTTTTTCTTTAGATGATTGATATAAACGAGAACGAGCTGTTGCCAATTGACATGCTAAATATTTAATTTGATTTGTAATTTTATTTTTATCATTTGTACAAGCATCATTTATTTGTCCAGTTAATGTATCAGACCCAGCAGATACTCCTGTTGCTTGATTACATTGTTCATTAATAGTACCTGTAATTGTATCAATATAAACTTGGTCCTTGTCACTATATAAAAAATTACTTCCAATATTCCCACAATTTTGTCCTAAAAGAGATTTTATTGTTGAAGCAGAATTTTTTGTTCCATCTTTATCTAAATCATAATAACCAATGGATGGAGGTTCTGGTATGTTTTTATCTTCTATATCATTAGAATTTATAAGTCTACTGGACATATCTAATATTGAATAAGATTAATTTTTTATTATTTAATTAAATAAATAATTAAATAAATTTATTTAGAAGAAAAGGATTTATTTACTCATATAAAAAATTAATGAAATTGCTATTAATGCAATAATAAAATAAATTATATTAAATACCATAATATGAAGACCAAATGGTTCCTTAATGAAACAAAATAATATATGAACAATAAAAATAATTTGATAAATAACATTATAATATAATGGATTAAAAGTCATACCAAAAAATACATTGTTATAAAATTGTAAAAAGGGTAATGCTACTATAATATATAATAAAATTTTTATAATTATTCGTGTTGATTTATTAAATATTGTATTGTTTTTCTCTAAACCATTAAATTCATTTTCAAAGTATTGACTATCTAAACCCATTCCTAAATATTTCATCCAACCTGATCCAGATGCCATATCTTTTACAAAAAATGGAAAATTATCTGATGTTAATACTAATAATGTGACAAACATCCACGGACTTGTTAATGGTCGTCCAAATAAAATATAACATGATAATAATCGTATTAACCAATTAAACCAAGCATTTGATGATTTAACTGTATCATAATTAAATATAGGATATGTCCATATATTATAATTAAAACCATATAATTTTTCATTTTGTAGATTCCTTTTCATATAAGAAGCATATTTTTCACATAAGTCTTTTAATAATGGTTTATATTCAGAACCAACATCTGTATCTTCAATAAGTACTTCAATTGCTAATTTAACATCTTCTGTGATTTTTTCTTTATTATTAGGTTCATCTTTTGTTTCAACTCTTAGTGTTTGATTTATTTTCATAATTAAATTCAATGCTTCTTTTTGATTTTTATATGGTATTTTTGGATTTGTGGTTAATGTTATAAGTTTTTGAATATAATCTCCATTTGAATCAGTATTTGAATAATCTATGTCAAATTTTTGAAATAATTTTTTTATTTGATTTAATATATGATTATTATTTGTTCTTATATTTTTATTAAATGATATATGTTCCCCAACATTTTGTGAATTAAATTCTACATTTGAAAATTTGGGTTGATAAATACTTAATAAATCACTACTAATACGTCTAAGCGCTTTTACAAATTTTCCATAGGTATTATCATCAATTTTTTTTTCATTTGCATATTCATGTAAAAATAAACCATAATTATACTCAATTGGTAAAACATAATTTGCTTGACAATTTAAATAACTTATACTTTTTTCTGTTAAACCAACAATAGGTAAAACATTTAAATCCATTTTTTTATATGATTTATTTGTTATTGTATTTAAAAAGTTCCCTAATTGATGAACATAAAATAGACTTAAAAAGGGAGAAAAAACATTTGTCAAAAAATTGCTCATCTTATGTTTATTTTCTCCAATTTTAAAAATAGTAAAATAATTATATAACATTCTTCCACTTGGTAAACTTAATCCAAAACGTCTATTAATTTCATGACATACTTTATTGATATTTTCATTATACTCAATATAATTTTTATTATCTTTATATTCTGCGTTAAGTTTATTAAATTTATTACCTTTATTTGGTAAGGTAAGTAAAACACGATATAAATAATTAACAAATACAAAACTAACAATACTACTAATGAAAAACAATGAAATATGATTTAATTTATTTAATAGTAAAAAGAAAATTCCATAAAATAAAATACTTAATACTAAAAACAATCTTGATGCACTTGGAAAAAATGTTCCAAATAATGTATTTATATATGAATATAAGCTTATAAAACTAAATAATCCAATAAAAAATACAAAACCACTTAAATTATAAAAACGGGGGTAATAATAATAAAATGGTATAAGCAATCCCACTAAATATATAGATAATGTTGAATAATTATTTGTATTTACAAAAATATTTTCATAAAAATAACTTTGATTTATTTTATTTAAAAATTTATCTATTTTCTTTTTATGATTAAAATCTTTTAATTCTTCATTTTTTGAACATAAATATAAATATTGAATTAAATTTTGAGTTGATATTTTTTCTATATTTTGTGTTCTTACTTTATCTTCTAATAGATTATAGTCTGAAGACATCTATTTATAAATAAGAAATTAAATTTTTTATTTATAACTACTCAAAAAATAAAGTTATTATTTTACATTCCAATCATGCGGAATCCAGCAAATTGTGATCCAATACCAATACCTGTTCCAAGACGTGCAGCTTCAGAAATTCGAGGACTATACATGTCTAATATAGCAAATGTTACAGCAGCTGTAATTGAAATAGCAATGATTTGGTCTGCTTTTAAATTTGAAAAATAACAAGCAATACCAACAGCAAAACCTTCAAATAAATATTTCAAGAAACGAGTTAATATTTCGGTATAATCAATTGTATCCATCATTTATATTAATTAATAATATTTTTATTTTTAATTAAAAAATAAATTAACTTAAAGTTATTTTAATTAAATACATTTATAATGAGTGCTTTTGAAAGTGTAGAAAAATCAAATGAAATTAATGAAGATTTCTTAGAAGTCGATCCTAAAATACCTGGTCAAAATTTTGTATGTATGTCTTTTGTAAGTCCCGAAAAAATGCTTAAACAAAAAGAGGTTCATTTTGTAGCAAAATTTCTTGAACATCTTTTTAATGGCGAGGACCAATATACGATTGATATGAAAGAAAAAATGATGAATGGTGAAACTAAAATTGATTATGATGTTATTAAGACTTTTTATGAAGATTGGAAATACAGTCGTACTGAAAAATTAGAGCAAGAATTTTATGAATCCAATGACTTCCATACTTCCATGCGTGGATTAAAAATTCGTGGTGTTTATGATACTCATAAAGAAGCCACTGTTCGTGCTCAAGTTCTTCGTCGCAAAGACCCTTCTTTCAATGTATTTGTTGGACAAGTTGGTTATTGGCTTCCATGGGATCCCGAGTGTGAACAAGTACAAGAACAAGAATATCAAGAATCTATGTTGAATGACCTTGTTAAAAAATATAAGGAGAATCTTGAAAATCGTGATGATATGTATGAGCAAATGAAGGAAGAACAACTTAAGAGAGCACGTGAAGAAAACAAAGCCAAAAAGGCTCAATTAGCTGAAGAAAACATTGCTGTAAAACCTGATAATGAAGAAGACAAGCAAAATATTGAAAAACTTCGTGATATTGTTGATGAATCTGATAGATTATATTATGATCATTTGAAGAAAGTAGAAGAAGAGAAAAAAATGGCAAAAGAAAAAGACCAAGTTGTGATTGAGGAAATCAAAGAAGGTGAAAACATTGTTCAAGCCAATGATAACTCTGAAGCAGCACCAAAAGAAGAAGATTTAAATGGTTTTAAATCTGAAAATATGGAAAATCTTGAAACCAGTGATCCTTGGATGCAACGTAAGGCAGAAGGAGATGCTTCTAATGAATCAGCTTAAATTAGTTTTATTTTTTTTATTTAGCATTTAAATAAAATAATTTATTTAGATACATTTATTAATATTTATTAATTAGTTATTTATAATTGTAATGCTTTATTAAATTTTTCCACAAGAATATTCATTTGTTTATTATTTATAATTAAAGGAGGACTAATTCTAATTTTATTATTATGTGTTATTTTTGTTAATACTTTTTCTTTTAATAATTTTTCATGAATTTCTTGAGCATATTTAGGTTCATATGTTTCAATGGCATTAAGTAAACCCATACCACGTATTTCTTTTATATATTCATTTTTCATTAGATTTAACTCATTTCTAAAAAAATGTCCCTTATTATATGAATTTTCTGTTAATTTTTCATTTATTATTACTTCCACTGAAGCATTTGCTATTGCACATGCTAATGGATTTCCTCCGAAAGTTGAACCATGTGTTCCTGGTGTTAATACATCCATTATTTCTTTATTTCCTAATACTGCTGATACCGGATAAAACCCACCACTTAATGCTTTACCTAAAATAAGTAAATCGGGTTGAATAGAAGTATAATGATAATTACATAATTTACCTGTTCTACCCAGACCTGTTTGTACTTCATCTAATATCATAAGTACATTATATTTATTACATAATGCTCTTACTTCTTCTAAATAATATTTAGGTGGAACAATAACTCCTGCTTCTCCTTGTATAGGTTCTAACATAAAACTTACTATACTTGGATTATGAATAAAAAATTGTTCTAAATATTTTGTCTCTCCATAAGGTATCATAAACATACCAGGCATTCTTGGTCCAAAATTTTCATAACATTCTGGGTCAGTTGACGAACTACAAGCACTTAATGTTCTTCCCCAAAAATTATTAGAACAAAAAAGATGTAGTGCTTGATTATTTGGTATTCCTTTTTTTTTATATCCCCAAGCACGTGCTATTTTAAGAGCACTTTCTCCTCCTTCGACACCTGTATTCATCATTAATAATTGTTCATATCCTAATAAATTACACATTTTCTCAGAAAAATATCCTAATTTATCATTCATTAATGCTCGACTTGTCAATGTTAACTTTTTTGCTTGAGAGCGCATAGCATTATAAATATAAGGATGAACATGCCCTTGATTTAAACCCTTGAATATTTAAAATGGGACAAAACTACTTAAAGAAATAATTATTATATTATATGCCCCAGGTGTATTCTTGTGTGGCATTCAGGAGCATACCATTTCATAGAAATGGGTGACGATGCTGGTTTAATCAACCTTATTTGCTGTGCAAATAACCCACCCAAAATTTACATGGAATTGATTCTGTCCAACTTTATAGATTTAATGGTTTTGTCCCATTTTAAATCTTCAAAGGTGTAAAGCACTATATCCGCTAATACAATCTATATATTTCTTTTTTTCAGGTGTATATAAATAAATTCCTTTTCCTTTATTAAAAATAAGTGGTAATGGTTTATAATTCTTTACAACATATTGAAGTTCTTTTTGAATAATTTTATTCATATTTTTTTTTACAAAGATTTTTTTAAACTATTTTATTTTTAAATAATCATTTATTTCTTTAGACTATGACTTGAAATTATAAAAAGTATTATTTATAATTTATAAAAAAGAATTATAAATTAAGGATAATAAACAACAGGTTTTCTTAAATCATCATGAGGAATATTATCTTCATTTTTTTCATTTGAATCTTTTTTCATATTAAGTAAAGATCCAAAATCAGCAAATTGAGATTCAAGACCATCAAAACCTACTATTCCACCCATTGTTCCACCATTCATGGCAAATTCATTATTATATTCCCAGTTATCAGGTCTTACATTTGATTGACGTACTTGATTATCTATATTGATTTCTTTTTCTAATACAGTTGTTCCTTCTTTATTTAAATCTTGAATAGAGGTGGATTTTAATTCTGTTTCATCTAAATTATCATATGAATTATTTATATTATAAAACTTGGGTGTATTTGCTACATTTGATTCAAAGTTAGGTACATTTTCATTATTTAAAATTCCATTTGCTGGTATTACAGGAAATTCATTTTTTTTATCAAAATTAGATTCTGTATTTTTTTCTTGAGAAAATAAATTCATTTTTTGAATAAATTCATTATCTTTTTCTGTATTTCCTAAGAAATCAAGACTATTATTTTCCATTTTTTCTACATTTTTCTTTTCATGATTATTATTATTTTTCTTTTCATGAGGTACAAATGTATTTCTAAAATTTTCTACATTTTTACCAATAGTAATTGTATATTTTGTATTTATGATAATAATATGTAATATGAAAAGCAAAATAAGTGCATGAATAATGATTCTGTAATTCATTTATATACTATAAGAAGAAAAAATAAATAAATAACCTCAACAATTTATAGATATTTTAATTGATGAATTTTAATAATTCCATGGGAAATTTCTCTGAAATATTTCCAATAATTTATTCTTATTTTTTTTATACATTTTTTTTCTTTATATTTTCTAATCAATAATCTTATCCAATAAGATATATCAATTAAATCAATATGAATCATTAATAATTGTGTATATTCTTCTTTATTAAAGTAATAAATATTACCAATATAAATAATTGAGTTGTAACCAAATGAACTATTAAATACTTTTTTCATTTTTATATAAAAGATGAAATATATATAAAAAACTATTTATTTAAATAAATATGGATATACATTTAAATTCCTCTTTATTTATTTATTTAAAATTATTTCAATATATTGATTATTTATCTTATACACATGATGTTATATTTATAAAAAATAATTCAAACTATATTAATGAACTAAACACAATATTTGCACATTATAATAATGTAATATTTTATGAACATGAAATAAATTATTCTCAAATAAAAACTTATAAAATAGATTATTTAGAAAATAATAAAAATAATTTAGATGAATTAAAAAAAATATTTCAAATACCTGATAAATATCAAAAATCTATATTATATAGAAATATTAATGAAGAAAATAAATTATATCAATATGTGAAAGAAAACATAAATTCAAATTATATATTTTTTTATAATAAAAAAGAATCAAAAATAATTAATTATTTTGGAAATGAATACATATATCATTTAAACCAAAACTTTTATGATAAAAATCATACTTATTATGAAAAATGGAAAAAAATCCATATACAAAATTATACTTATTTATTTGGTATGATAGAACATGCTTTGGAACTTCATATTTATGATGAAGATTTTCTTTTTTTAATATTAGAAGCAAACATTTCTCATATAAAAAATAAATATTTTTATACTAATCATATGGAATTGAATTATCTTGATGAGCGTTTAAAAGAATGGCATTTTATTTATATATAATTTTTTAAAAAAATATAATAATTGAATAAACTTAAGAGTAAAATTATAATTAAACAATAATGACTACACAAAAATGTATTCAAAAGCTAAATGTATTAATTGATGATATTCAAATATGTGAGCAAATAGAGAAATCAATTTATGATTTTTGTGTTGAACAATGTAGATTAAAAAATATTGAAGTAAATATAGAAAATAAATATTTTCTACGGATGTATGTAAATAAATTAATTAGTTTATATAACAATTTAGATAAAAACTCTTATATAAAAAATAATAATTTTTATGATAAAGTAATGGATGGAACAATAGAAACTGATAAAATAGCATTTTTAAGTCCTCAAGAAATCAATCCAGAACATTGGAAAAAATATATTGATAAACAAAATGCTCAAGATGAATTCTTATACAGTATTACAGCTGGTACCAAGACACAAGAATATAAATGTGGTCGTTGTAAGCAGCGTGATTGTACTTATTATCAATTACAGGTCCGATGTAGTGATGAGCCAATGACAACTTTTATTAATTGTTTAAATTGTGGAAATAGTTGGAGTTATAATTAACTTAAGAATATTTTTTTATTAAAAAACATAATGAGTTATGTTTATTATGTTTTAATTACAGTCATTGTAATTATCATTCTTTACATTATTTACCATTTTTTCTTCAAGAAAAAAAATTTACCCCAATCGATTACACAAGAAGTAGTTAATCATTCATCTGACTCTCAAATAAGTCTTCAAGATGTACAAGAAGGATTTAAAGATCCAAATAAAGGGGACCCATATTTTATAATAACGATTGATGGTGAAGAAGCAGGAAGACTTCGATTTCAGTTATTTGACGATGAAGTACCTAAAACATGTACTAATTTTAGACATTTATGTACACGTGGATTAGATGATAAAAAAGAACCATGTTATAAAGATAGTATATTTCATCGTGTTATTCAAGATTTTATGATACAAGGTGGTGATTTTACTAATTTTGATGGTACAGGAGGAAAAAGTATATATGGAGACAAATTTGAGGATGAAAACTTTAATTTAAAACACAATCAACCCGGATTATTAAGTATGGCAAATAGTGGTCCAAATACAAATGGATCACAGTTTTTCATTACAATTAAAGAAACACCATGGTTAGATGATAAACATGTTGTGTTTGGTATTTTATTAGAGGGCTTTGAACTATTAAAAAAAATTGAATTATTACCACAAGATGATAACAATAAACCTTTAAAAGAAGTTAAAATTAGCAAGTGCGGAATTATTCAAGATGAATAGTGATAAACCTTATTATATTCAAGAAATACCAGATATTATTGTTAGGAATGGTGAGTATTGTCTTATTGTAAAAAAACCATTAGAATTAAAGATATATGGAGAAGAAACTAAAATCGATTATATACCTCTTGGTATTTATATTGAAAATAACATTAAAGAGATTACATTAGGTGAAACAGATTTTAAGATAGAATTTAGTACAACTGAAAATGATTCACGTTTTTTAGTTGAACATGATTATCATATTGTATTGGGACCCAATGAGAAAAAAAAGATTTTAAAATATGTTGTATCGAAATTTATTGATAAAACACATTTAGTAGATGATTATTCTAAAAAAGAAGATTTTTTTGATCCTGAAAATATACCAAAACCAACAATGGCCCAAATGCTAAGTTCTTAAATTAAAATGTTTAAAAAATTATTTTATTAAATTTATTTAAAATTTATTTTTAAATAATTATTTATAAATGGTTGTAAAGAGTTTTATTAGTCCAAATTTACGACACAAAGATGGCAAAATTTATTATTTAAATAATAGAGAGTTATATGCTTCAAATTGGAATTATGTAGAAGAAAATTATTATATTGATTTTAATGATTTAGAGATTGATGAAAATGAAGATACAAAATATAATATTAAAATTAATGATTATAGTCCTGATGTATTAATTGAGATTCATTTTTCAGAAAATATTGATGAACAAGACATGATTAGTAAAATGGCATTGATTAATAATAGTTTATGTGGTTTAGATATAAAAAATAATTATTATGTATTTGATATAAATACTTATAATAGATAATTAAAAATTATTATTTTAATTTTTTTTAGTGTATATAATTATGGAAGTAAAAAAAGATATTATTTATTATTTAATAGTAGCAGCCGTTTTTTTATTTAATTTTGCGTTCATTCCTTTATTATTTGAGGTATTACAACAGCGTCAAACGAGTAATATACCTTATGTATCATTATTTTGTTTTTTAATAGCACAAGCAATTTATTTATTTATTGTATTTTTTAGAAATTATCATTTACATACATTTATTTATTTAGTAGGATTTATATGTGTGAGTGCATTAATTTTCTTAAAACATTTTTATGATAAAAAAAATATACATGTAATTAAGAAGGTTATTGTTTCTGAAGAACAAAAACAATAAATTTTTAATTAAAAATAATTAAATTAATTTAAAATTAAATTATAAATTTATATATAATAATGAATCCAATTATCAAAGAAATGATAACTAAGTCTAAATTAATTAGTGAAAATATATATTCAAGAATGCCTCATTTTTTAAGGAAACAACCTCCCATGCCATTGGGTCGTTGGAATAGTATTGGTATTGAAGATAAAAAAAGACTTGATATTGCTGTAAAGGCAAATTATGATCATTGTGGTCCATGTGGAAGTGAAGTACAATACCATAAAAATAAAGATAAAAACAATAAAAATTAAAATAATATATTTAATATAAATGCGTGTTCTATTTTTAAACATTTTTAATAAAAATATTTAAAATATTATTACATACTATTAATAATATTAAAAACAATTATGAGTGATTTAGTGCATTTAATTAAAACCAATCAAGATAATAATCATACAAATAACTTATATTATTTTGATTTTGAATGTGATAAATGGTTAAAATGTTATTCATTAAATTCATATCCATATAAATTATACCAATATCAATTAGAAGAATCTGATAAAACATTTATAACATGTATTGATAGTTATCGTTTTACAGAAGATTTAGATAATGTACCTTCTATTGAAGAGATGTATAAAGAGAAAGAATGGCGGGATGAAATTGCTAAAAATGAACAGGAATTAGATATGTATCAAAATGAGGAATGGCATAAAATGAAAGTAGGATGGACAAAAAGAGATATAATACCTGATGTATTACATCTTGTACCAAGAAAAAAAACATCAGCTAATAATCATTTATGTTGTTATTATTACAAAGAAAGTAAAAAACTTGCTAAAAGTTGTACTCATACACCCATTATTTCTATTGAAGAATTAAATAAAGAAAAAGAATTAGAAGAAAAAGCTAAAATATATTTTGAGAATCAAAAAAAACAAATATCAGAAATAGTAAAAACATTAACATTATATAAATTAAAAAAATCCGATTATTATTTTTATGATACATTAACTTATTTCAATACATTAAAATTATATAAAGAGGATAAATTATTAGAAAAAGAATTATTTGTGAATCAAGAAGGTTATCAAGATTATTTGTCTTCTAATAATTATAAAAAAGGTTTAGCATCTTTAGCATATCATAATCAAAAAAATAATTATGATAGTGTAAGTATAAAAGATGAACTTGAAGTTACAAATTTAAGTGTAAAATTTGAAAAATATGATGCTTTTTACAATATTAAAATTCATAATGCGACATATGCCAAACTAAATTTATTCAATCTTGAAATCGATGCTGATATTATTGACAATGTAAATGATAATAAAAAAACATTTGGTTTTAATGATATTACAGAAAACAATCCATTATTTATTAATTATTCATTTTCCACAATAAAAATAATAACAGATGGAGATAAAATTACTTTTAATGGAATGATTTTAGAAACTTTACCAAGAAAAATAATGTTATATAGTCAAAACCATATACCTATATATTTTTATAAAAAAAATATAATATTATTTCTTAGTTCGTCTTTTTATTCTCCTGAAAAAATCGAATATGATAGAATAGAAAAAACAACAAATCCATTATATAAATTAAATATTCAATAAAAGAAATTATGTTTTTGTATCTTCATTTAATAACATGAGAGCCATTGCAGCATAATTATGTAAATCAAGTAATGTATCTTCAATTCTTTCATCTTTTACAAGATGAATACCATTATTAGTTATACTTAATGATCGTTGTATTTTATCTTCAATACGCATAAGTACTCCAATAACACCAAATTTAGCAAAAGCATCCCCATAATCCGCATTTTTTTTCTTAAATAATTCCAAACCTTTATTTTGGACTTCTTGCATTTGCATTACACGATTCATTTTATATTTTATTATTATTATTGTTTTATAATCATTTTTAATTTTCATGAAATGAATGATGCCAATGAATAATATCTATCATTTCTATTTCTTCATAATGTATTGGTGTATCTTGTCCAAAAAAAGCAAATATATTTAGTATTTCATTAAATATATAATCATACATGGTTTTCTTTTTTCAATGAATTAAATAAAAAATCAATTTTTTATAAAAAAATGAAATTTCTTATAAAAATAAATTACCTTTACATAAATGAAAATTGAATTGTCTAATGATATAAATAATTTAATATTTGAATTTTTAATTGATTGTGAACATAAATCTACAAAAAAAATAATTAAGAATTTGATAAAATCTAATAATGGATCAGATCTATATTATTGGATGAAGGCTTATGAAACAATCACTAATAATATTCAAAAAAAAACAAGAAGAAAAAAACCAAGTACAGAATGTAAAATGTTAAAATACTTTACATATAAAAAATCTGTTAATGATATAGGTCGAGATACATGTCCTTGTTCTGGGTGTAAAAATTTTATTAAGACTTTATCAAAAAAATCGAAATTTATTTATTAATTATAAAAAAGATAATAAACCAAGATTAATAAAATATGGGTAATTGTTGTGTTCTTCTCATTCCGAATTATTTAACTACAATTGAAATAAGTGATTATATTCTAAAAATCTTTTATGAAGATTATTTAAAAAAATTAAAAAATAAATTATCATTTAATACAATTTATTTTAGTACAGATTATTTGAAAGAAATAAAAATAGAAGATAATTTATCTGTTTTTGATCTATTACAAAAAAATATATATATTGAATTAAACAAATCAAAATTGAAAAAATATTCTTTTTGGAATATGATTAGAACAGAATATGTGGCAATGCAAATAAGTTATTACTTATTTGCAAAATTGATAGATGAAAACTATGAATTTACAACTAAAAATGTTGAGAAAGATAATTTAGGAATTGGATACACGATTAATTTTGATTTTGATAAAAATAAAATAGATGAATTTAAAACGAATTTTTTTTGTGACAAAAATAAGGTTGTAATTGATATTGATGAAGAAAAAGATAAAAATATTCATGATGCATTGAATATTAAAATAGCAAAAAAATTATTTACTATTATTTCTAATTTCAATTTTGAATCTAATTTACCCATTATTATTAAAAGCCTTCAAGATAAAATTCAACAAGATGAAGAAACCAAAATTCAAGTACAAAATAGTATTTAATTAAAATTTTTTAAATAATTTATTTTTTTATAAATTAATACTTAAAAATAAATTATATATATAAATATATATAATGCAGATTTTCGTAAAAACACTTACTGGTAAGACCATCACGCTTGATGTCGAGGCGTCAGATACAATCGACAATATTAAGGCTAAAATTCAAGATAAAGAGGGTAGAGATTAGTTGCCCAGAAAAGTAGCACACCATTAATATTTAGGCTCTATTAATGGATAAATGTTTTGAAACCTAAATGATTTACACGCATTATATAATTTATTTAAATCATAATTCAGCTGCTAGTGTTTGTTAATAATTTTATTTCAAATGCGACACACTTTATAATGACGGGAACTCCCTTAGAGCTTAAACCACGACTTATGTATTGGAAACTTACATAATAGGCAGGGTAATGACCATGCTCATCGTAATAGCGTTTAAGATTGGGTAATCCGCGGCAACAGTACCTAAGTCCGTTATGATTAGGATATGGTATAGCCTCAACGACCGCACGGGTGTGGGCTTGAAAAGTTTAATCAACTTTAATGATAGCTTAAGATACAGTCTAGTCCTTTTGGGAAACCATTAGGGGGAGAACGATTCCTCCCGACCAACAAAGGTTAATCTTTGCCGGCAAACAATTAGAAGACGGCAGAACTTTATCAGATTATAACATCAATTTTTTGGGTGTTTGTCTATGAGAACCATAGGCAAGTCGTAAATATACGGCGACACACATCAATTGCGGGAAAAGCTCTGTAATGGTTTTATTCTACTACCTATATATTGGAAACATTATATAGTACCACAGGTAATGACTCGTGGCACAGTAACAACGAATAAAATATAGCTCAATCCGCATCTGCTACCTAAGGCGTTAAGGGATAAAATGCTATGGTAAGTAGTTCAGAGACTAAAAGTGTGTGGGGTTGAGGTCTGCCCAAGACCAATGATGCCTTAAGGTATAGTCCGGGCCCATAGGATAGAAAACTATGGGATTAAGCCAAAAAGAATCAACACTTCACCTAAACTATAATGGGTGAGTCGATGAGTCAATGCATCGGCTAGTCATAAATATATGGCAACACAGCTTGTAGCGGGAAACCTCTAAAGATTTTACTACCACTTTATATTGGAAACTTTATAAAGGAACACAGGTAATTCCTGTTCCCAATGGTAATAAGGTAAAATATGATAAACAAATGTTTTGAAATGGGCAATCCGCAGTGAGACTTCCTAAGTACGTTATGATTAGTATATGGAAGCCCTTCAACGACTGAACGGTTGTGGGCAGGAGAAGTTTAATCAACTTCTATGAATGCTTAAGATACAGTCTAGCCCCAATGGAAACATTGGGTAATCGCGAGTTTTAAGACTAAGAGGAGGGTTTAATTAATTTAATCCAGATTTAATGTTATTTTAAAAAATAGTGAAAAGTAATTTCTTTTTTAATTTAAATATAAATTAATAAATAATTTATAAATAAAAATTGTAATATATAATTTTGTTAAATATATATAGGTATCATACTTTTATCTAAAATAAAAAAGAAAAAAGGATTAATAAATTTCAAACTTTTAATTTGAATTTATCATCTGAAGATAGAGTATTGTTAGATAATCTAAATAAATATTTTTACACCTTTGCACATTTAAAACGCCGACTAATATAAAAAATTTTTTCTTTAATTTTTCTTTATAATCTTCAGTTTGTATTGAAAACATTTTTATTAATTTATATATTTAAAAATTAATTACTATTATATTATAAATAATGGTTGATATAAAAAAAGAACATAAATATAAAAAAGAACAAGAAGAATTATTAAATAAGTTATTATTGATATTAAATTATAATAATGATTATACCTATTATTTGTATGATTTAGATAATAAAATAGAATTACAGGAAAGTATTATTGCGTTAAGTGATGATATTATAAAATATTATCCGTCAAGTATATGTACTGGTGTAAATGGTAAAAAATGTAAAAGACCTTATTTAAGTATAATTAAATATATTTTAAAATTTCATAATAAAGAATTTTATACAATGGATTATAGGTTGGACACTGCAGATAAAAAAAATATACGTACAAAAAAATATAAAATAATTTAATTTACTTAACTTAAAGTATTTGCGTAAAAATACTTAAAGATAAAATATATAGTAATAATATATGAAGAAGAAAAAAAAAGTAAAAGATAAAATAGAAAAATCTATTTTTGAACAAAAAACAAGAGGTAATTTTATTGTTGTAAAAACAAGTTTGAAATCGATACTAAAAAATTATGATAATAATTTTCCTATTATAAATAACTTGGTATTAGAATGTAATGAAATTGTTATTAGAACATATCAATTTATACGATTATTCATTTTATATAAATACTATAAAAATGAATCTATACCTAAATTAGATAAAGATACTATATTGTATTTTATTCGTGCTTGTGGTGTTAGAGATACAAGAGGTAAAATATCAACTAATAAAATATTTGAAAAAGAACTAAATGATTTTTATGAAAGAGAATATCAACATTGTATCAATAAACCTAAATTTAATTTAAAAAATAAATCATACATTACACCTTATTTAGCACAACAAATACAAACATCATTTAATAATAATCTAAAAGAACAT